ACTAAATATTCAACAGAAAATGTTGATGGTGTTGTAGGTGCTAATTGTCCAGCAATTATATTTAACATTTATGCAATAGCCCCAACAATTACCCAAGAATTTGCAGCCGTTTTAATACAGGCCGCAGATTTGTGCTGCGCTAATGTTGGTTGAGCAGGTGTTGAGCCAGCACTTACTACTGTGGTTGTGCCAGATGTAACCGCTTTGATAGTTACTGCGTTAGCCGCTTGATTTAATACTGTAATAACTGTGCCTATCGGAAAGTTATAAGTTGCATCGGTCGGAATTAAAAACTCAGCAGCAGATGATTTATTCATTGGAATTAACTGCTGATACTCGTCACCGCTAGCTGCTGTGTAATCTGCTGTCTTGGCAGTTTGTACTGTAAAGGCTGGTAGCCCATTCCACATAGCAGAAGTAACTACATCACCAGTGTTGCCTGGAAAAGTTGGCATTATATCTCCTTAATAAGATAATACGTTTTGATCTAAGACCCCGTAATCTACGTTGCCTATTATAAACCCATCTATGACAGGTTCTAGCGTTGTAAACACCACTTTAAAGCTATTAGGTGTGATGATGTTGGATACGCCAAAGATTTGCAGTGTTTTCTCCAGTTTAGATCCACCAGGCTGGGTAGTAATTACTGTGATCGGATCAAAGAAATCTAGGTTTAGGGCTGCTACTACACCTGCATCGTAGTTAGGGGTATATAAGTCTAGCTCGATGGCATCGCATCGTATGGTTGTCTCAGCCCTGCTAGCCACATAAGCCCTGGCGTAATCTAGGGCTACGGCATCGGTCTGCATTAGCAGGTCTTGCTGGTTATAAGAATGGATAAAATACTTGTCGATGCTTGCCTGATTGCTGGCAGATTGCACAGTGCCCGATAGCCTGCTTATCTGGGCAGAGTTAAATATAAGGGTGTCATCTAGTTTCCAGGCTGCGTTAGCGTATGGGATACCTGTGCCATCATCTGCAAAGACTGTTACTGGATTACCTATAGTCTCTGTAGCTGTAAGTCTGTCCTTGAATACAAAGGATCCATCAAAGCCTACATATATTGCGCCGTACTCTGATAGGGCAACAGTCTGCATAGCACCTAAAGCAGTGCGTGGGGTGCCTGGATCATTCTGTAGTGTAGTTTGACCTGCATCTATTTGGCGCTGTGATGCTGGCCAGTCGATCTCATCCAATATCTCATTTATACGTGTGCCTGATAGGTCGCCAGTTGTAGCGCCTGTGACTGTAGAGATCTGAGCATTATAAGCCAAGCGCATAGCATCTACAGCTTGTATGGTTGTATAGGCGACCTCTGTAGCATCTTTAGGTTGTGTGTTTACATAACTTGTAATAAAGCCTGAAAATAAAGGATAAGTAACATTATTATAGGTGGCAGATATGCCGACCTTCTTCATAGGTGTTAGCAGTCCGTAATAAGGCCCAAGCGGATTAGTAGGGTTAAAGTCGCCATTCTGATCTACTATGCGTAGCGTTAATTGGCCTGTCTGGAATTGGTCGTATAAAGCATTACGGCCTACAGTTGTCTGAATAAAGTTGATACGATCTGACACATCAACAATAACTGCTACTGCATCTGCCAGTACGTTTGTGCCTAATACGCCAATATCTAACTGCATAGCCTGAGCAGTGCTTGGCCCAGTCGAGAAGTTTATTGTGGCGTTGATTACTGGGACTGTCATTGAAACGCAATCGATCCAGCAGGTACTAATGCTCCATTACCTAGTTTAGTAATGTTACCTAAAGCATCTTGAATATATGTAGTCAAGTCTTGATTAGTGCTTAATACTGCGCCTGTGTTTACTGTTACCTGTGGTATTACTGTTGGTGCTGCTGCTGCGGCAGCTGTTGATGCACTAGATGGCATTCCACCTGGCACTGCATATTGGCTCATCTGTGCTAAAAATGCATCGGCCTGTGCTTGTAATCTTGCTGATGCCCCAGCAAGGCCAGCGGCTGATCCTTGATCTAATCCCATTGTCTTAAAGGTATTTACTAGGCTTGTAAAAATTGCATCGTACTTGCTAGGCAAAGTATTAAGGGCATTAGCGGCATTGTTAGCGCTATCGGCTAATAAATCAGCTGCGCTCTTGGCCAACAATTCTGCATTGTATTTCTTAGCCAAAGCCTCATTATTGTCTAGGATGGCTAACTTAGATTGGATACGTAATTTAGTCTCAGCATCGGTAGCCTCGCCCAACGCCTTCATTAAACCTATGCGCTCAACATCAAACTTCTCCGATAGTTTGTCTACTTCGGTTTTAGCCTTTAATTGTGTGTTTTCTTGTTTGCGTAAAGTAGTTGCAGCTTGTAGGGCTTTAGACTCTTTGCGTAATTGATCCAGGTAGATACGGCTGGCTGATCTGCCTTCTCGATTAGATGGTGCAGTCTGGGCTCTTTGCGCTGCGCCTATCTCTGAAAATCCTGCAAGGTAAGCACCTAATACTGGGATATTCTTAACATCAAATAAAACGCCACCGACTTTGGTGTCGCCTAATTTTTTCAATTCTTTAACTAATACTGCAATACCAACTACTGCATCTGCTGTACTTGTGGCAAAGTCATCCATTAACTTTGTTGCACTGCTAATGCTGGTATCTTTGCCTAATAGTGACAGTGCATCTAATAAACCTTTGCCAATAATCTCTCTAGCATCCTCGACTGCAACTGTGAGCAGACCCATCTTGCCTGCATAAGTATCTAATCTAGCTGCTGACTGACCTGAAAACTTTTTGTTTAGTTCGGCCATAATCTTGTTCATATCGCCAGTCTTTAGCGTGGCCTTGCTTATGCCTGCACCTAATCTGCTTAGGCCTGTGGTGTTGCCACTAAAGCCACGTGTTAAGGCTGCGCTAACCTCTGTAAGAGACTTGCCTGTGGCTGCGCTTATGTTTAAGGCTGTCTGTAAAGCATCCTGGCTCTTAGTGATTGACCCTGTAGCTGTAAGTAATTGCTGGAATGATGGGCGCAACTCATCATCTAGTACGCCTGTTAATCTTTGTAGGTTGCCTATATAGTTTTCAACACCTGGTGCACTGAACTGGTAACCTGTATTTCTTAATTGTACTTCTAAAGACTTAGCAGCCTTCTCATCGGCCATAAACGCATTGACAGCATTCTTACTGAATTGTAATAACTTGCGTGCTGCAAAGACACTAGCAAAGGTTTTGCCTAACTTGTTGACTTGTTGCTCAAATAAGGATATTTCTTTCTTACCCTTTTTAAGTGCTTTGCCATTAAAGGTGGCTAAGGCGGAGACGACTATATTGGCCATTATGCAACCCTCTGTTGTGTGGTTTTGTTAAAGTGTGTAGCAGTAGCATTGATAGCATCTTTGATTGCTTGGTAAATTCTAGGACTATCCTCTGCCCAGGCCTTGTAAACCAAACGGCCTTTAGTCTTTCTATTGCCACCTCTAACACCTTCAAATTTAGGCTGTGAGGTTACCTTTGGTAATGCAGCTATAAATTGCTGGCTAGCAAATGGGTTACTTGAATTGAACTCTCTAAATGCTTTGCTCTTAGGTGACTTTAACGTATATGTACCGCTTGCGCCTTTAGATGGTGTCATTTGAAATGGTGCTCTACCCTGTGGGTTTAAGCGACCTGCTACTTCATAAATTGCGCCAGGGCGACTAGCATTGTAAACAAAATTGTAAACCTTAAAGCCATTAGAAAATGTTTTATTTTGTCCAGAGTTATAGCCAATACCTGCTCTGGCTATTGCAGAATCATACTTAGGAAATTTACCTGTGCCTGCATTGGCCTTAGACCAGCCTGACAACACATCTGTATTACCTGGGACAAACCCTTTGGCTTTGCTAGCCACGCCACGCATTAAAGGATCGACAACTGCAACAACACGTCTGCGCATATCAACATCAATAAAACTCAAGCCTTTTAGGACATCCTTAACGCCTACGACCTCTACTGGCATTTCGAATCTCCTTAGCTCTATCGGTTAGCACTTGTATAATTGCTCCATACATTTCGCTATCCATATCAATAAATTCTCTAGGCGGTATCCCAGTCTCTACGCTCAGCTGTGCGATGCTGTAAAGGATCGAATCCCGCTGGATTATTTTTTTTCGTCGTCTAATACCTCGACAGTGTCTAAGCTGTCAATAAACTCAATTCCCCACAAAGGTATCTGAGCGCCAGCCCTGCGTAAGCATTCATAAGCAAGCCAGAAAATCTCTGTTTGCCTTTCGTGCTCACGCAAGACTTTGCTAATACCTGATCCATACTTCAATTCGAAAGCGTACTCGACACCTGGTGTTATCTTGTGCTCTGATACTTCACCATTAGCCCTTGTTATCTTTAGCTTTGCCATTACTACTCCTTAATTAAAATGGTACCGATGATGACACTGTTATTGCGGAGTTTACTGTAAATGTGATAGATGAGGTAGCAACCTCGGCTACTCCACCTTGACCGATTGGGGTCAAGTTGTTTACAAGTACAGAGAATTGGTAAGTAGGGTTTGTGGCTCCTACAGCTGTGCCTTTAACAGTGATTACTGATACTGCTAAGGTTTTGCCAAAGGCTGCGCTCAATGTCTCGTTGACCTGAGATGCTGCCCAGTCATTTAGGAAATCGATAGTAAATGTGCCTGATTGTAGACCAGCAACAAACTTGTGCGCTGTGTCACCCATAGCAGTTACTTCTAATTCATCTACGATCTGATTGATTACAGCGTTGGTAACAAATGCGCTGATATCGATAGATGGTGTGGTTGGCGCAGCATTGGTAGCCAACTTAACACCTACGTTATTATTTAAATAGATTGCCATTGTTATTCCTCGTCTTTCTTAGTTTGTGCAGTTGGTTTTGGTGCGCTTGCAATTTGGCCTGTCTTCTTCAAGAAGGCTAAGTCTTCTTCGTGTGTGCTCATTTTAACTCCAGCTCGTTAGGATTGATACAGTTATTTCTGATGTTAATAAATCTCCACTAGCTGCATTGGTTATAGCTGGAGCGGAGACACTTGATATGTTGTAAACCAGGGTAGATGCCGCTAGTTTAGTTACTACTGCCACAATAAAATTCTCTATGCCTAATAGGTTGCCTTGATTGTCAAATGCAGGTGTGGTTACTAAAATCTTAAAATTAGCCAGGGGTGCGATGCTTGTCTGGCTGTTATTGCTTGGCTCGATGTAAGGGTCTGAGGGAGTGACCACCACGCTGTTTGCGAGCAAAGTTGCAGGTGGAAATGCAAAGGTAGACCATACGCCATTGTTTGTTAAAGCTGTTGCTAGTGTGCCACGTAGGGTAGAGATCGCTGCCATTAGCCCACCAGTGATGCTGGACTTGAATACGGCTGGATGAGACCACGTACTCGGTTAATCAGCTGATAACCCATCCGATAGGGGCTGGCACTGATCCCATCCATACCGACCCCGCCTGTCTGGCTAACTTGTCTTGCTTGCCAGATGTCCACTGCAATTATCATCGCAGCTTCTCGTATTGCAGGGGTGCTCGCATAAGATTGGGTTTTGTGCTCTGGGCCTCTTGCGTTGCCATAAGGTACTACTTTATGAAAATTTTGATTAGCTGCTGTTTTTGCATATTGCACAAATGAATATCCATTAGGGTAATTAATTTGACCAAATTGATACATAAATACTGGGATAAGGCTAGTTGTGCCTGTGCTTGGCGGTATTGTGCCAGTGATTGTGTGAGTGCCATTAAATGTTGAACCACAAGCGCTTACTACTATTTGCTGACCTGTTACAAATGCGTTCGGATTAGAAAGCATAAGTGTTGCCACGTTATCTTGTAATGCTGTGCCTACTACTGGGGCATCGTTATGCCATAAATATTGGCTAATTAAATCTTCTGCTGATTGACAGCATTCTTCCACAGTCGCATCAGAGTAGAGTGAACCAATACCAAGATTAGCCCGTAACTCGGCTGTTGTAACAAACGTTGCTGGCATCTCTACTCCTTTGCTAATAGCTCTCTGGGGCTAGGGCTACTAAACCCCAGAGATTACTAATTGGTTATTAGTTAAGGTTAAACTTAACAATGCCGTTAGGCATCTTGGCGATTGTTGCCATATATCCGTAGATTGCCACCTGTACTTGTAGGTTTGATACTACGTTAACAGACATAAACGCCTGAGGTGAGCGGTACACAGTAAATGCTTCTGGTGCAAGGATTACAGCAGAATCATCTACAGTAGTTGTAGCTGTGAAATTCTTGTCTACGTATAGATCAAGTCCTAGTACATTTCCACGGTTTGAAGTGCGTACTACATCTCCGCCTGAATTCATTGGTTGCGATGCAGAATAAATTGGGCGACCAGTGTTATCTACTGATTGTAGAAGTAATTGCCACTGTGATGGGTTGGCAATATAGTTTTGTGCAAAGTAGCCAGTACCTGTATAAATTTTACGAGCTGCATCGCTAGTAAATTCAATAATGCCAGCTGAATCTGCATCGCAACCTGAAGAATATTGACCTGCTGCAATAAGTGCAGTAAGGGCTGCAGTGTCAATAGTTGTCAAATATGCGTTTTGTAACTGTTGTGTTAGCTCTGCATAGAAGTTAGGGTCTGAACGCTCTAGTAATTCTACTGAGAGTGTGTTCATACCTGAATATTTGGATACTGTACCTGTTAGGTAAGCAGTTTCCATACCAGTATTTTGCACTGCGCCAGCTTCTGCTTCAACAGTTACTACTGGTGCTACACCAGTTCCACCGCCAGCGGAAGTTACCAATGATGGTACTGAGATGGTCATACCGCTTGCAGGTAGTGTGCCTTGTGAGCAAGCATCGATTGTTGGTGTGCCAAAACGAGTATTAGTTACAAACTCGGTTAGGTATTGAGTTGGGTTAAATGCTGGGTTAGTTGAGAATGAATCATCTGCTGCAGCTATGTACAGTTTTGAATCATCATTACCAAGAGCAGCTTTAATTTTATGCTCTGTATATGATCCCATTGAATTGATTGGTGAACGTACAGAAGTTTGGATAAGTGGTGCTGTAATTACTGGGCGTGCGGCTTCTACTGTAGGAGTAGCAGCCTCTGCCTTTGCTTCTTGTGGCGCTGTTGCTAAATCTTCCACAGGAGCCTCGCTTTCTTTAGTTTCGATTGGTGTCTCTGCTTCG